GTAAGAAGTACCACCAGCACCGTAAGAGTTTTGAGCAGCCAACATATCGTCGATGTCAAAAGAGAACTGACGGTTCAAGAACAATACGTTCTCAGCGATAGCACCTTGCTTGTCAAGACGTTGTACGATTGTATCGAAGTCACCTAAAGAAGATGGGTTACCACCTGCCCAGATATTACCACGAGATTCAATAGCAGCAAACATACCTTGAGTACCAGCAGCAGTTGAGCCAGCGCCAGAACCTGGAGCAGCAGCAGTAGCTGGAGAAAGGTAAGCTAATGCATCAGAACCAGCTTCAGCTCTAACACCTTCTACCATTGACATTTCAAGATAGTCTTCGTAACGTAAACGAGTTTCGTGCTCAGACTTCATGTACCAGTAGTATCCAGTAGCACCATTCTCAGTAGTTACTTCTACCCAACCAATTTGAGCCATGTCAGAACCAGCAACAGTGTACTTGTCTTTGATGATAATTGGTTTGTTGTCGAAGAACAAATCTTGTGCTTCCAAAGAACCAACCATTCCGTTAGTACCTTTACCAAATTCAGAACCGTAAACAAATGCAGTTACAAGCTCAGTTGTAATTGTAAATGGCGAACCTGAAGCGTTGTAGAACTTAACTGTGAAAGTAGAACCATCAGCAGCAACTGCACTAATAACAGCTTTAGCTGAGTTAGCAGCGATTGTCTGAGAAGACAAGAATACAGTTTGGTTTACACGGAAGTTACATACAGTAGCTGCTGGCATGTTAAATGTAGCAGTATCAGATGCAGCCGCAGATGCAGGAACAACGTTAGTGTATTTTGTGTGAAGACGACCTTGTTCTGCCCACTTGATGAGGTCAGAGTTAGTAGGAAGCTCGGCACCAACCATACGCAAGAAAGATGCGATTGAACGGTTACCGTAGCGCTCGAATTCTTGCTCATAAGTATCAGGAAGATACTGATTCAAGAAGTCAAAGTTAGTAATGTAGTTTGTAGGCAATGCTGCCTTGACAGAGCTCGGGGTCAATAATGGACCCGGAGATGCTTGTAATGTACCAGCCATTTTTTCTAGTTTTTAGGTTTTTGTTTAATAACTAATCTGTTACCGAAACCAGACTCTACGGCTCTTACTTGGAATGTTCCGTCAGTTTTGTTAGTCACCTGAGTGGCTTGACGAGTCATGTCAATGTTTTTAGACTCTTTAGAAACTGTCTCAACAGCCTCTGTCATACCCTTCTCATAGAAGAACTTGGCAAACTTTTCGGGATTCGAAGCAATCGCTATTGCTCGATGGAACGTCTCAGCATCCTTTAGGTAGCCTTCTTCGTTTAAGAACTTATTTACAAAGTTGCTTAATGAAGACTGCTCGTTAAGGAGTGTCTTTGCATCTGCCGGCTTGAACGTTACTGCCTTATCTTCGTCAATATTAAATTTGAAACCTTCAAACTTATCAGAAAATAATTCATTCGTCTTATCGGCGAAATACTTAGACCGCTTTTGTTGCTCCTCTTGCTCGCTAGTCGCGGTTTGTTTATATTGCTTATAAGATTCGTAAGCTTCCTTTTCTTCTTGCGGAACAAAGGCATCCCTTGACTCAAGCGGCGCCTTGTACTGTTCTTTAAGCTTATTAAAATACTCACGAGCCTTATTGAGCTCTTTTTTTCTCTCTAGCTTTACTTTCTTAATATGCTTGTCATCGTCAAAGTCCTCATCATATGAAAACTTGGTCTCTAACTCGAACTTAACCTCGTCAGCATCAAGCTCCGGGTTTTGTTCTTTAGCGTATTGGTAAAGTAGAGAATCTTCATCCATGGTACTGTAATCGACATTCAACTTCATGAAGTCTTCAATACCACGTCCTGTTTCTCTTTTGTATTTCAGAAACGCAGAGACATCTTCAGGTAGTTCTTCAGCTTGTTCGCGCTCTTGAACTAAATCATCCAAAGATGTAATCTCTTTGTTCCATCTCTTACCAAGATATGAAAGAACTTTATTATCATCCAAATCAACCTCTTGTGATTGATCTTGTGGTTCTCCTGCTGGTGTCTGTCCTTCAGTTAAGTCAATCTTTACTGTGTCTTGACCACCAGTATGATCTTCTAAACCCTCAAGAAGCTCAGCTTCTTTTTCGGCTACAGACTTCTCCTCGAAATCTACAGCTCTTACTTTAAATTCACCTTCCATTTAATTTAATTTTCAACAAAGTTAATAATTATTTACTTAGGCCCGAATGACTCTAAATCGAAGCCATCCAAGGAATCCTCAGTACTTTCAAAGTTTTGCGGAGGTAGGTTGTTTTGTCGTTGGTTGATTAGCTCAGACTGACGTGTAGCCTGTAGGTCTACTCGCTTATCTTTAGCTTTCTCTTTCTCAGACTCACGATCTTTTAATGTCTGCATCTGCATTCCACTAAGCTGCATGTTGTATTGGAACTCAATAGCCATTAGCTCTTTCTTGAGCTCAGCCTCGGCTTGCATCTTTTGAATGTCACCCTGAACTTCCATCTGCTTGATCTGAGCTTTAGTCTGACCTTCCAATTGAATGATCTGTGCCTTGGCTTCAGAAGCTGCTTGAGAAGATTGGATGTTTGTCTGCATCTGCATTTGGAACTCCATCTCCTTCTCTTTCTGCTTTTGCTCCATGCGCTTACGACGCTTCATCTTAAGCATCTCATTGGCAAGCTTAACATTGTTGATCATACGAATGTCAATTGCATCCTCAAGATCAATTGTCTGCTGCTGTAGAGCTATCTGTATGTTACTCTCTAGTTGTGCCTTCTGTTCTTCATCAGGAGCTACCTCAACGAAGATACCAAAGTCATGCAGGTATAAATCATTAACGTCCTGCAAGATCGATAGGTTGTACTTACCAATCTGCATAGCGAACTCTTCAGCAAAGTCAGAGTACTCTAATATGTCAGCAATACGAATAGAAACACACTCAGCTACACGTCTAGTTGTAATGATACCAGCATCTAGGATGTGTCGAGTTGCTGTGTTTGAATTAAGTGCTGCAAGTTTTTGAACACCAACCAATGCGTCAGGATGTGGTGTAGATGCGTCACGCACCTCATTTATACCCGTCACATCGCGGATCATATTTAAGTAGTGGTTGTAGTTGCCGATTAGGGCAGACATCTTAGCTTGGCCACTATTTGTATTAAGCTCTTGGATAGGAATACGAGCGTTGTTGAATTCACCTTCTGTGGTATAAGATCGGCCAATCACACTACCTGTTTGGAAGTATAGATTGAGTGCATCCTCAGGATTGTATGCCGCACCTGTACCTAAATCAACCTCATTGATACCATCAGCATCGATGAATACACCATCAGGCACAATACGCGCCATAACTTGCTGTAGCTTCAAGTGTGTCAACTGAATTTGATCAGCAAACGGAATCATGCGTCGAACTAGTGACTCAATATTTCCTTTGTAGTAACGTGGAGCGTAAGCAATATAGTTTGGAAGTGCGCGCTGTGATGCAGACTTAGGACGAACCATGTTCTTCATCATCTGCCACTTGATCATTATGTTAGACCCGCCAACAAGAACGCCTTCGTACCAAACGTCACGAACTGCTTCAATTACCTCAAAGTATTCACCATTTGGAGCCATGAACGTATCTTCTTTACGAATAACGCGCTCACCACCATTCTCAAGAATTTTCTTTTTCCAAACAAATTTCTTGTGTGTCTTATAGTTAAAATACAATAACGTTACAACCTCATTTAAGAATGCATCGTCTTGATAGTTTCTAACTACAGGAAAGTAGTCATACCATGCTGATCCAGCGTTCTTAATTTCAGTAAGCTGCTCGTCAGTTAGATTTGGATCCATCTTGAGAAGCTCGGTGTAGTGCACCTGCTTAACCTCACCAAAATAGAAACAATCAGAGTAGTCATTCTTTTCAGTATAGCTATGGATCCAGTTTGCCGGATCTACATACTCAATCTTTACGCCATCATTGATAAGGAATTCATGCTTAACAACACCAAGACCAAGGGTGGTGACGTCATAATAGTATAAACGCATGATGTCCTCATACTCGTTCATTTTCATGACAGTGTCGATAGCAATCTCTTCAGCAATCTCTACAGATGGTTTATAGTTCATCTGCATGTACAATGACAGCTCCTGATCATTAGCAGGAAGTTCATCTGGATTAACGTTAAATGCGTCGATACCAAACTGCTCCTGTGTAAGTGTAAGGAAGTCCTTAGCCACCATATCAGACTCGATCATATCTTGGAAGACGTTCTTCTTCTCAGCTGACATTACGTCCTGAGCTTCAGCCTTTACAGTGTATGGTCGGTCAAGCATTCCGTTGACAACAACATCAACAAACTTAGGTATGATGGGAACAGGAGTCCAGTCTAGGTTGAGCATAGATATGTCACCATTGACAGCGAGCTCATCTTTATACTTCTGTACTGGCTGCTCTCCACGAGCATACAGTCTCAAACGGTGGAATTCACCCCACTGTTGATAAAATCTACTTGAGTTTGATTTTCTTTTAAACCACTCCCCTTCGATGGCTTTACCTACCTTTAGGCCATATTCATATGTAGCCTTAACCTCGTCTGGAGCCATTTGGTCCGGAAAAGGTAGTGCAGAGATAACTACTGATGGTTTATCCATTATTCGATGATTTCGCTTCTAATGCCTGTATTCTTATATCTTACAAATTTAACACTTATTTTAGATTCCTCTTTCTTAGGTATAAATAGGTGTTTTCTTGATGCCATAATAGCAAGTCCTGAACTAATCGAGGCATCGTGTTTTGTCCTGTTATTAATATCAAATCGAGCCCAATCGTTGAGTGTTCTGTTAAAATACATGTCACCCATGGTGTCTGATTCTCTATATGTTCCTTCCTGATCAAGACCAACGTACTCTTCGATGTATGTGTTGATGGAGTTAGCGTGGGCGTGCTTTACGTCCTCAGATGAGTTGGGAATACCACCAAGTTCAAGCTCTGTTTTAGATAGCTTTGATGTGTGTTTGTCTGGTCTATTTAAAGAGAACGCTCGGTATCCTCTATTCTTGAAATGGTAGAGTAGTCGCTGCTTGTTGTTCTCAATAAGTATTGGCATTCCATAGAAATGACAGGCCATGAGAACGTCCTCAAAGAATATCTCAGCTGTCTGTGGACGAGTAATATACTCTAAAAAGAATTGATTTGTTGGCGCATTCTCCATGTGAAATGAAGTCAATCCATGAAGCGCACCGGCAGATCCACCCCCACCAACTACACCTGATATATCATAAGGGTCACACCCAAACACACCTATGTGCTCATTGCCAGGGTACTTTCTTCCGTTCTTCATAATCACTCTGTTTCGCATAGCTTGATCAGGAATCCATGACACCAAAAACCTTCCGTTCGGATCAGGCGTCCAAATAACCTCACTATCTTGCTCTCCATTTTTCCAATGGAAATAGCCCTTAGTTAGGACGCGGTCCTTGATCAAGGCGTCATTATAGTCAATCTGTTGGTAGATCTTTGTGAGGTTGAATAGTGAGGACTTAGACTCATCACGGAATGCGTGTGACTCTGTGCGTGGGAACTGACGATAGAACTCATTGAGTGCATCTGAGTCAGTCTTAAGTGCAGCAACCTCATTGTTCCAATAGGTAATGACACCCATTGTTATTTCCTCACCATCGATACCCATGATAGGTTTCTTTGGGTCCTCAAACACAGGCCATCCATACTCGTCAATAAAACCTTCCATATTCCACTCCATGGGAATGAAAAGGCTGTATAGACCTGACTTGGTCTGACCATTGGCAGATCGCTTGGTTGGATCGCTATCGTTGTATAACTTCTTAAAGTTCTCACCACCCTTGCTGAGTGCATTTGATGTAGAACCCATCATACACTTACCGATAATCTTTGACCCTAATCGAAGACACGTCTTAGTAACTCGCCAGTTGTTTAGGATATTCTCAGGCTTCTCCCATTTACCGCTCTCGTCATGCACAAGCAGAAGCAGCTTCTCACCGTCATAGCTGTTATCTGCGGTGTTTTTCCAGTCAATGGTAGTATCTAGACCTTCTATATCATCATCGCGCTCCTCATCCATATTCTTGCGCGTGATCTTACTCGCAGGAACACGGAAGGCTAACTCCGTCTTCGGGTTATCCATACCGTCTTGGATCGGCTTGAAAAAGAAGGGGTAATTTCTAACGATAGGCACCACCTTATCTGTAAACATCTTCTTGGCATCGGAACCTGTCTTGGATAGGATACCAATACGAGAGTCCCTAACAATTGTACCTGTGTTGGACGTCTCGGCTGAAGACATAAACGAGAAACCTGAACGACGGTTCTTTAGGTAGCACATACCAAAAGATCGGTTGTCTGCCTTAGTGGCCTCCCAGAATATAAAGAATATTCGGTTGGACTCACGGAAGTCAGGGAGACCAACGTCGATCTTGGTCCACTGCAAGTACATGTAGTGTGTTCCTGTAATGTAGGTTGGCTTGCCGTTGTTCTTAAACCAATAGCCATAGTCCCTTCTATCAAACTCAGTTTCGATCATGTCGACGTAATTTGACTTGAATGAATTATCTCTACGGTTCCAGTCAAAGATTGACTTTATTTTCTGTAGTTCTGCCGGGTACTCTTGTGCAACCCATTTGTTGCCGCGGTCGTCTATATTCTTTGGTGTAGATGGAACGGCAATCTTTAGTCCATTGATCTCATATATATCACCAATAGTTCCGTCCTTAGATATAACGATGAGGTCATACTCTTTATTGTATCCATAGTCCCAACTTTTCTTACTGTTCTTAGTAGTAAGAGCAGTCTTGTGAATATGGTCGGTGACTATACGGTACAGATTATTTTCCATTCTTCATCTTTGCTCTGCCCTCAGCAAAACCACTCTTACCTAGAGTAACCTCAGCTATTGGTGTTTCTGACTGCTTATTTTCTTCCTCATCAATCTTTAGAAGCATAAACATGGCATCCTCAAATGCCAAACGCTTTGCCGATGCTGCGTTCTTCATCTTGTCGGCAGATATATCGTCCTCTGCATGCGTAATGATAGGCTGCTCAAGGACCTTGATCAACTCATTTATAGCCTTCTTACCGGCCTCGATGATTCTTATTTTTGTATCAGACATAGGTTCTTGTTATACATTCTATAGAGTAATTGGTCGTCTATTCTAAACTCATACTCGCTATCTGGAGTAAAAGATACGACATCTCCCTTAGATACAAAACTATTACTAGGATAAACAACCTCACCCCATAACTCCTCGAATCCACCTAGTGTGCTAAACACCTTGTCTTCTGATGGCACAGGCTTAATGAACACAAATGGTTCTACGGCCTGCCAATCAGCGTCACGCTTAAACGCATAGACCTGATCAAGCTCAGCCAAGAACATATCATCCATGACATGATTCCAACTGCTCTTTTGGCGTCCCTTCATGTCGTAGTAGAACTTAAATACGTTGTGGTGTACTATGACGGTGTCTCCAGGTTGAACTGGGCCGTTATAGTAAATAGGAGTTGCAATTACTTTTGCAAATCGATTAGAAGCCTTGTGGTCTTCTTGGGAGGAACTAATTATAAAATCTACGTCTCCGTATTTTTTAATGTTGTCGTACCGCCTCAGACCAATTGGTTCTACAATGAAGCAGTATGGGGATTTCATCAGTAGTCTATTTTATACTCAATTGCAATTGGCATTGTCGGAGAGAAAGACTTCCATCTAATAATCTCTCCTTCCTTGATAATCCAAACACAGATACTATTATCAGATTCTACTCTGATAGTATTTATCTTCCATGTCCTATCAAGGATCTCCTGACCGACCATGTAGTGCATAGACTTCATATAGTCAGGACCGATTGATATTTTTCTAATTATACTCACCTGTTTGAAGGTTTACCTGAACGTCGCCATACTTGTCATAGATCTCCTGCTGTGTATTAGACAGATCCATAGTGGCTCCTTTAAGTTGTTCCATGGTTACTTTCTTTTGGTCTTTAAGACGCTCGAAAGACATTTCAATGTCAGCGACCGCGAACTTCAAATCGCGATACATTCTGTTAGCCGCGACTAATTTATCGAGCTCTTCTTTTTTGATTTTATTTTTCATTAGATTGATATATACCATTTAAGATTGGCATGGCTGTACTGTAGACATACCGGTGTGTTTGCTGTAAGTGTAGCAGGAGCGCCAACAAAAGTGGCGCCTGTTGATACCCATGTTGTTGTTGCGCGGGTAGCTGTTGACATGACGACAAATTTAATACCATCTAGGCTTGAGCTAGCTGCTGGAAGATTGACCGCAAAAGATGGGCCCGCTGTTCCTGTGAAGTATGTGTTGACGTTTATAAGCGTAGCGGTTGTTAGATCGTTTGTTGCGTCAACGGTAGGTGTTTGATTTAAAGCCAATAATGCAGTGACGTCAAAATTAACTGTCTTTCCAGCAGTGTTGGTACCAAATACTTTTGATGTTGTGTTTGGTGTCTCAGTGATATAGTTTTGTACTTTCATCGCCCTTGGCCTTTATATTTTTTCTTGTAACCTTTTGAAGACTTTAAACAAGATGTCTTTGTCTTGGCATGAACGCCTGGGCGACTTACCTTAACACTCTTCTTTGCTGACTGCTCAACCTTCTTCATTGTACAAATTTAGTGATTTATTTGAAAGTGCATCCAATCGTAGTTCTTCTCACGTCCAAGGCTAATAAAACCATGCTTGTAGAAGATATCTATCATATCCTTATACTCAGCTCTAGCAAAGCGAGCTGTCTTAGATGTCTCCTTTAATGTGTTGCGTGCAGGATCTAAATCAATAGCAATACCCCAAGAGTGAGTGCTCCAAGATGAACCACCGCGCATTTTACGGAAGTTAAAACATCCTCCGTATAGGTCTATCCCTAGCTCAACTATACGTTCATATCCGTAGGTAGCTAAAAGGTCGTTAAACACGGCTAAAAACGCATCAGCGACATCCTTATGGCAACGCATCTTTGTTACCTTGGTGTCTAAGTCCCATGCAATACGCATTGGGTAAGGAAGGTTGATTGTTTTTAGGTATGTGCCCTTCTCATTAGGCTTACCATACTTGGATATAATTTGTGCTGTAGTCAACATATTACTTCCACTTATCGCTTTCTCTCTTAAGTCCAGTCATGAATTCCTTGAACTTTGTCAGAAGGTCTGTTCCTGTGACATCCTTATAGTTCTCGTTGATTGACTTCACCTCAGTAAATACACAAAAGAAAGCTACCGACTTTGTGATTAATAGCTCAACAGATATGAAGTGAGCAATGATATCACCTGCAATATACTTCTCTATCATATAGAAAAACAAAATCGCTCCTGAATACAGAAACGACTTTTGTACAGTAGCTATAAGTTTTTTACTTTGGAAGGATACCCAACCATTCTTTTTAACAGATCTCCAGATACCAAAACAGGCGTCAACAAAGATCGCCATCAACGATACCAAGATAAGGGGTACTGCTGGTGTAATCACCGTAAATAATGCAGACAAAACAATTAGTGTGTTAGTTTTCATACTAGCCTTTTAAACAATCTATAGCCTGTATAGATGATAACAAAGATAATAAAAATAGCCAACAGGTTGTTTAGTAGCTTCTTCCAAAACGGATACTTCTCATAGTACTTGATAGGGACTTTGCGCTCTACAATCTTGGTGACATAGACCGGGTCACACTTGCCTTGTATATACACCTTCTTTTCCTTTGGAACATACCAAGCCTTTACGGTAACTCTATCTTTAGTAATAGTAATAGTGTCAGTCAGTTCTTTAATTGTAACGACAGTATCAGTATGTACTTCTGGTACATATAGCGTGATGGTGTCTCTAATCACTAGAGTATCTACAGTGAGCAACTCAGGGTTCTTTGTAATCAGTCTTGTGAACCTAGCCTGTGGACTGCATGATGCAATCAATAGTGCGATTAGTATGTATCTCATTAGTATGTCTTATTAAGGGTAAATATTTCAGAATATATGTTATCTCCAGTATCAGCCGTTCCCCACTGAGCTGTGATGACAAGCGTATTATTTACTGTTGTATCAAAACCTGTAGATGTCTCTGTGCTAAAGTTTGTGCCCTCAAATGCATTTGATGCGTCCTTTGTATACATAAACGTGCCGGCAGTAGCTATTTTAGCGGTTCCTGATCCACCTAACACCCTTACTGTAAAATATACCTCAAGCTTCCAATGCTTATTTGTTGATCCAGCCATCGTTATTGATCCAGTATCAGCTAGAGCAGTTCCGTTAGACTTTATTCTAATCCTAAGCGTATGGTTATTTACAGAACTAATATGACCACTAAGTATGGCATGAAAGCTATCACCAACCTTAAATGTATTTGCAGGTACAGACAATGTACCGACACCACCATCTAAAAGTGACGTCTCTGTTGTTGTATTCGTAACAGGTGTGCTAGATGCCGTTTGAGCGTATAGGCCAACATTTGTGGTACCAATGTCAGGACGACCAAACTTATTTAAGATCAGTATGTGATCTCTGCCGTACTCTACGCCATCTCTAGTTACTACTTGCATTGGACACCTATATTTGGTTCGTCAATAGCCTGAACTGAGTAAGTGGCACCTGCCGGATTAGATAACGCTATGAGCTTGTCTCCGCTATTTAGATTGAACGGAAATGTGTCAGTTAGGATATCGCCGGCCGATAGGTACATTGTATATACACCTGTTGTTACAGCTGTTGATGCGTCATAATGACTGAGCGTGATTCTGTAGTCAACAGCACTATTAAACCTGATCGACTGAACGGTAGATCGGTTGTTTGTTGGGGCTACATATATATCTGTGCCCGTCAACGACAGAGTGCCTTGATTACTAGACTTCTTCGTGTACATCATGACCAGCAAAAGCGTGCTTAGGGTTCTTAGGCTCGATGAGGTTAGCACCGAAGTCATACATCTCTGTTGACATCACATCGTAGTGATAACCGTCAGCGTATACAGGTGGCTCAGCAGTTGGGTCTAAGCAGATGATGCCTAGCTCAACAACGGCCTGTACTCCCTCTCCGTATGAGTAACCTTCCTCTTGAGGTACTAAAATGTTCTTTGCTACCAAGTCAGCTACTGCTTGGTCTTTGTCTGCGAATGTTAGCTTAAAAATATTCATGATTATAGGGTTGTAAGGTTTATTAGTTCAGTGTCACTCAAAGGAGTGGGGTATAAGGACATTGATTTGATGTTGAAAGGAACTCCATCGGTTATAAAATTTAAAAACTCCATTGCAGTTGTGGTGAATGCAGTTGCATTAACTACCTTTGTACCATTAGCAAAAACATCAGCTGTTGCCCCGTTCCACTTAATTGCAATTTTAATCAATGGAACTGATGATTGATATATGATTGTATCACTACCACTTATGCGCTTGTTAATCAAAATTCTTTGTGTAATTCCGACCGTATTTCTGTGAACAAATTGGAATCCATTTGTGTTGCCAGTAGATGATGTATCCAAAAATAAACCTCTATCTCCACTATCTTTAATGTATTCTGCATTATTCCTGAACTCTACAAACCAAGTCCCCCCTGCTGATGTGATATATCCATTAGTGAATATATTGCTACGTGATATTACGTCAGCATTGCGAGTCACTGATGTTGAGGTAGAAGGTATGAACGAAGTTGGAAAAGATCCGACTTCAATTTGAGGCATTGATAAGGTTACATCTGCTATATCAGCACCACCTACACCGCCACCAACTCTAAATTCTACAGTAGCTGTAGATGATGCAATTCCTGTCAATGTATATCTAAACCCTGCTTGAACTTCATCTGCTGGAGATATTGTGACACCATTTCTTGTAAATACTTGACTTCCTATTGCAAAGCAATTTAACATGTTTTGTATTTGCATTGAATCAACAACACTTTCAACATATATAGAAAAAGAATAAGTTACACCGCTTGTGATGGGAGTAGGTTGAATTAAATATCTCCTCTGATTGTTTACTTGAAACCTATACGCTGTTGCAAGTGATGTTTTGATACTTGTAGTAGGAGTGGTTGTTCCTGTACTTCCCGCGTTTAAATTCCAAGAAGTTGGACTCACTCCACCTCCTGACCAAACTGAATTTACTGCCAAATTCGTTCTCTGCGGTTCAAGAAGCAGGTTAGCCTGTCCAAGAGAATAGTCAACACGAGCGATATCTAAACGATCTGTTGTAGGTAGGTAGTTAAGTGCTTGAGTTCCTTCAACTAGTTGAATGCCCCAAGCTAATACGGAATCCGCTTGACCTACTGTATTTCTTTTTATTGCTGCAAAAGAAGCGTTGCTACCTACGGTTGTAAATCTTTGCCAATCTCCTGTTAAAGTAACAGTAGAATTTCCATTTGTAAACTCCAACAATACTTGTTTGCCAATATTAGAACCTTCTCCTTTTAACCAAACTGATAGGGTAAAACTCCCTGTTCCTAAGACTAAACCGCTACGATAAACTGCCCCTCCTGTTGAAAGGTTTAATCTATCAGCTGTATTTGTTCCATTTGGAGCAATACTAGCATTTGAATTAATGCTAACACCTGAGTCTTTTACCCAATAAGAGTTTTCAAACTGCTCAGAATATTCAAGAAGATTATAAGGCACAAGCTCTACTAGGCCTGCTGCATTAACTCTTGTAGCTGTTGTAGCACGAGTGACTGACATCTCACGTGGGTAGTACTTGCCATTAATTGTTTTATATCCTAATAGGCTGTCTGATTTAACAGCCCAATTACCATTTCCTATTTCTAAACTTGGTGTCATTGTAGTATGTAGTTATAGTTTGATGCCATCAATGCGTATGTGTCAAATGCTGTCCCTGTAATTACCTCCAACTCATCGTCAGTTAAAGGTGTGTTCCATAGGGCCATTGAGTTGATTGTAGCTCGGAGTCCGCTTCCGCTTGTCAAGCTATCCATATTGGTTGTGGTAAATGCCGTTTCGCTTACTACCTTTACACCATTCTCAAAAATATCTGCCGTTGTTCCGTTCCACTTAATAGCAATTTTTGAGGTGTTTGAAGTTGTAGTATATATTGTTGTTGCTGTACCCGATATAAATTTAGCAATTTGAATCCTACCGCCCGAGGCAGTTGAATGGTTAAAAAACACGAAAGAGTTAGTTAGGGCAGAAGTTTGGAAAATACTTAATGTGGCAAATGTATCTCTAATTAACGCTTGATTATCCCTCAAATCCACAAACCATGTCCCACCTGCCGAGCTAATCATGTTATTGGTAAACACGTTTGACAATGTGAATGTGTCTGAGTTGCGTGTAACAGTTGCCGCAGTAGTTGGTACGTAGGTAGTTGGATAGGCTCCGACTTCAATTTGCGCACCCCATGCTAAAACACCACTTACCCCATTACCTAAATAACTATTTGTTCCGTCAGCAGATGCTAATTCAATTGCAAAGCTGCTTGGGTTTGTAGTTGTTAAAACACGAGTAATAGTACATCTGTAGTAACCATTTGCAGCAGGAGCAATTGATGCAGTTACACCCGCGCCAACATTGCCAATTGTTCCATTTGATAAATTAAAATATGCTCTATGAAATGTTCCGCTTTCTGCAATTGCTAAAGCCGCCCAATTTCTTCCGTCAGCTTTTAGATAAACACTTCTTGTTAATGACTGACCAATGCTTAAAATAACACCTCCGATAAATACGGAATGCGCATTTGTGGTTGTGTCTTCTACTATTTTATCAGCAGTCAAAAATCCGCTTGGAGCAGTTGCTGCATTTGCTGTAACACTCGACTGAAATTTAGACCAATATACGTTTGTTAAATCTTCACTCCATAAGTTTAAATTCGTCCTCTGAGGCTCTAACAACAGATTAGGGCAACCGCCTAGTGAGAAGTCTACTCTTGGTCTGTTTAGGCGTGTGATTGTCTGTTGGTAGTCAAGCGCAGAAGTACCTTCGACAACTTGCGCGCCCCAAACTTCAATGTAATCGCTTGTTGTTAAAATACTATTGTTTGAAAATCCGCATCTGCCACCTCCAAGTAAAGTTCCACCAACAACACCGCTTAAAGTAAATCGCTGCCAAGATGTTGTTACAGTTATATTCGATATTATTTCGTTATCATTAATGAATAAAGTCGCAGTTTTTGTACCAGTATTTGTGCGCATCCAAACACTTATAGTCATTGGAGTGTTTATAGTTGCTAAATTTTGACGTACTTGAGAATTTAAGTTTGCAGCAGTCCAACGCGATGCGGTTGTAGTTCCATTTGGAGCGGTTGAAAAATTATTCGTAAAAACTGAAGGACCTCCACCGCCTACCAACCAAGCCGCATTATCGAACTGCTCAGAGTATTGAAATAAATTATAAGGCGTAAGCTCAATCAGTCCTGCGGCATTTGTTCTTGTGGCTGTAGTGGCTCTTGTGAACGGCACTTGGTTAGCTACAAAGTTCGTAGGGTTAGGATAGACGTTCAG